GCGTTTTCGATAACACCCCACGCATTCCATACAGTACATTTAAAAAGATGTACAAGCTGCACCCTGAGAATTTTCAGTTCATCAATCCACAGAATGACATTACTTTTTACAGTTTTGAATATCGCGGCAAGAGGTTCTCTCTAAACTTTCTGGACTTTGTACGAGCACTAAGCTTGGTCGATGAGCATATAACAGAAAAGGACTTGGCACGCGAAAGGGCCAAGCGGGTCAAAAAATATGAAGAGCAGTCAAAGCTGTACGCCATGATGCGCGATGACCTAGCCTGCGACCTTGCCGCCATAGAAAAGCAAAAGACCGATGCCTATAACAAAATCAAGACATCTACAGATAGTATCAACGAGATAGCCAACAGATTGATAAAGGAGGCACACTGATGGCACGGATTGTATTAGACGAGCGTCCTATTGGCTGCTGGGATTGCCCGTTTTATGCCT